CCTGTTTTTGCAGATGGCTACTACCGTTGTGTAGCTGATCCTTCATTCATGAAAGATCTAAGAGCTGATGCAGGCTTCAGAGAAGTTGCTAGATACCCTGGCATGGGTCAACCAAATCCTCTTATGGGTGGTGGTGCTCCTAATGCTTCTATTTATCAGGGTGGACAGTTCGGACAAGCTCAATTTGTTGCAGGCGAACCAGTCATGCCATCAGGCTTCGTGTTTGAAGGTGTAAGGTTCTTCGAAACAACTAACATGCCCTCCAAATCAATAACCGTTAACACAAACGATGGTAATGGTGCCGTATCACACGACACTCCACCTGCGTTGTTCTTCGGTCCACAAGCAATTGGTGTTGGTGTTGGTGGTCCAAATGCTCAGGTTCTCATTAATAACAATGATGACTTCAGCAGATTCATTATCCTTATCTGGCAGTTATATGCTGGTTTTGCGAACTTGAATAAGGACTTCATCACAGTAGCATTCACAATTAGCGATATTTAAGGGAGGATAACTAAACATGGCATCTTATAAAGAAGAAGCCGGAGCAATATTACAGCCCGGTAATCAAATCAATCGCCTTTCCTCCTACAACACTGAAGGAGTATTTGGCTGGCCAGGAATTGAAGCATTTGAACTGATCGGTTTTAACAAAGTTACAAACAAATCAGGTACAAAAGCAAGCTTTAAAACTCTTGATCTTACAGTCCCATCACCAGATCGTCGTCCAGATGATCGTGTGAGAGATGATCGCACAAGTTTGGTCGTTCAGGCATCTTCTGATCGTCCTGCTTATATTTATGGTGCAAGTATCGCTATTGGTCAGGATGTTCCTGCAGGCGGTCTAGCAACATTCCCTGCTTCACCAGTAACAGCTAACCTTCAAGGTACTAACACAGAAGTACTTTTATTTGGTCCTAGCAATAGTGGTGCACCTTTCGGTGTTCCAACTACACAGTTAAATGGTTTATCAGCAGCAAGTGCATCACTAGGCATTGGTGCTAGTGGAATCGCACAAGGTACATCTGATACAACAAACGGAAACTTACCTTTCTGGACATCTGTTTCATCATCAATCGCTCGTGCAGACGCAGCAGATTCAATGATGTTCAAAGTCACAGCAGATACAACATTTAAAGTGTTTAACGTCAACGCAATTACAGATACTTCTGCTAATGGCGATGGTGTATTTATATCTGATGATGATTCAACAGAAGGAAAAGCTGCATACATTCTTGGTAGAGTTAACTACTTAAGACCTGCAGCTGCAGTATCTTGGGATGATATACAAGCGTTTATCGACTTTGCATCGCAAGTCGGTGGCGGAGACGCATAATATTTTATGTGTTCATAAAGGAGCCGGGCTTATTGCTCGGCTTTTTTTATTTGCACTAAAAGTGTGGCTTGTTATTCTATTTATATAGATAATAATTAATTAAATGTTATTCAGATACAAAGAAACAGGTGCAATCGTGGAGAAGGTTTCTCATCATGGTGACGGAATCGTTATGTGTACAGATGCACAGGATGAAGTTTTATATATAGAAGAAAAAGATTTGATTCCACATCTGGAAGCAACCACAGAAAAATTAAAGACAGAAGAACGTCTTACTGAACAGCTGAAGCAAGAAGGTGTTAATCCTCCAAAGCCTACAAAGAAAGAAATTTTTCCTGTAGATACTAGAGTTAATATCAATACTGCCAGTGCTAGACAGCTTGCTGATGCGTTGCCTGGTGTAGGATTAAAGACAGCCAGGGAAATAAAAGATTTACAATCTTCTATGTTAGGTGAAAAGTTTATCAGGTTAGAACAGCTTAGAGCTATCAAGCGTATTGACTGGGATGAACTAATAAAAGATAATCTTATTCGTGTTGAGTAATGCAACTTGATGAATTTATTAAATCAAAATGTAAATGGCATTTGGGATATAATCAAACATCTATACCAGCAGGTGACTTAGCCAGATTAGAAGAAGCTTTGAATAATGTTCAGGATTCTTTTTGGGTAAGTAAAATAATTGAACAGGTGGGTAGATGTGATGAAGCAGAGAAAAGAACAGATATGACAGGAATTTTAAATAATAATATTACACCAGCAGGAAGACGTGAAAACATAGCTGGTGACGTGGATAGGACCATCAGTACAACTGATTATAAAGACACGCTCAAAACATGGACTGGTATATACTTATATGAGACGGATCGTTTAGCTCAACATCTTTACGTACCTAATTATCGTAATCCTGAGCAGGCTAGATATCGATTCAATCGTGAGGGTGCTGAATTTATACAGGCACTCCCTGGACCAGCTGATGTTGCAGTTGGAACCAGACTTATGTTTGCTACAGAACTTAGATAGTATTTATTATTATGGCTGGAAAAAAAGGAAAGATGCCACCTCAGCTTCTTGAATATTTTAAAAATAAAAATGAGAAGGATAGTAAAGGTGAAGAAAAGTCCGATAAGGATAAGCGTAAAGAAGCTTTAGAAAAAGCTACTAAAGCTAAAGACAAAAAAGAAGATAAATAGTTACGCTAAAATAAACTTAAAAGAAGGACAGTAAATTGGCATCTACCTCAACAAATAAACAACCTATGATGTTGGATAGACCAGCATCTACCAGCACCCTTGTAAGAACTCAAACAGGACAAGCATTCTCCACTAGTTTATTACCAACCTCGATTGGTAACGTAACTAAGATATTTGATGTGGACCAGGCATTAACGGATACTCAGATCAGTGGTGCATATATAGATGAGATATTTATTAGATATACAAAAGATGTTAGTAGAGTTATTGATTCTGTGACAGCAAGTGCAGCTACATATACAAGAGCTGCAGCTGTTCTGACTGTTACTCTAACTAATCATAATCTTAAAGTAGGACAGAAATTATTCTTTGACACACAGTCTGGTGGAGCACCAGTTGAAGAAGTCACTGTAACTGCTGTAACTGGTACAAATACTTTTACTGCAAATTCTTCTGCTTCTGGAACTATAACTACTAGTAATGTAAATATTCAAAAGCCTGTTGATTTTGTATTTTATCTAACGAATGTAACTACAGTTACGGGAACTTCACAATTCTTACCTCTATTTGTTGCTAATGTTGAATCTATTCCTGCAGATCAGAGTTTTAGTTTAACTGAAAAATTAATACTTCCATTAATAAATTCACCTGTTGCTCATGCAGGAAGTAACTTTAATAGTGCTACAAGCACACTCGCTCCTAAATTAAGAGGACTAATGTTACCTCGTGGATCAGCTCTACATGTAGGTATTAGTGGTACAGGTTCTCTTACTAATGGATTCTATGTAAATGTCCAAGGTGGATATTACTAAGATAAATGCCGAGAAGAAGATCTGGCTTTGGGACTTCTTTTGATAATTCTTTTAAAGGTTTCTCAGATGCTGTATTAAAAAAAGAGAAATCAAATCAAGGAGATTATACTGATACACCTTATCAGTTTGTTCCTTTAGGCAGGCAGGATGATTATAGTGAAGTGAGATTCTATGACTTTGATAGTACATGGTCTAGATGGAGACGTGGATATGAACTTTATGTTATAACTCAACAGTATTTAGGATCATCTGCCACAGGCAGAAATACAAGAGGAGACTTTAGAATGTTTTTTACATTCCAATTTTTCCCCGGTCTTTTCGTACCTGTAAGAATATTTACTTTTCCCAGTGCTGGTAATGAAGAAGGAGAACACACAGTTGGTATACGTGATGCTAATAGTCTTAACTTTTATGATCTTGGTTTACCTATTGATGCTGTTAGATATGTCACTGCAGCAAAAGCAGGAACATATAACAAGTCTGGGACTACTGTTACCATCACTCTGGTTGGACATGGGTTACGTGTAGGAGAAAGTGCATTTCTTGATTACACATCAGGAACTGCAGTTGATGAGACATTGATTATAACTTCTACGACTGAAGACACTTTTACATGTACAAGTGCAGCTTCAGTAACAACGGCTGGAACTGTAAATGTCAGACAGGAATTTGCAGATACAGCAGAAGGATTTGCTGATACCAGATGGACAGAGCAGAGAGTAAAGGTGAGAACTATGCCAACTCCAGTTACTTTATTAACAGGTGAAAGACTTGTAGATCGTGTAATTGAACGTGATTCTGGTATCAGTGGAACCTATTCTCAGTCAGGGAACACAATAACTGTAACTTGTAGTTCTGCTCATGGATTGTCTACAGATAATCAGGTATTCCTACAGATATCAACAGGCACTGCACGAGTAGGTTTGTACAAAGTCATAGTTACAAACACCACCCAGTTTACGGTAGAGTCAATTGCAAGTGTAACAACCAGTGGGAATGTAAATGTAATTAGAAGAATAAAAGGATTTGATTTTAATAATTATGTAGGCAATACGGTAACTGGAGTAGATCTGACAACTGAAGAAATATTATTCAAGCGTGAAGAAAGTTATGGAGTTCAATTTACTAATAATAAAGCAAAGACAGTAGTTCCTGCACCTAGAGGTTTTCTCGCATCTCAAGATAGATTCCTTACCACAGAAATTAGATATCAGTGTAACTGTCCAGACTTCATGCGTCGCAGAAAATATAATTTGTATAAGGATTCAACTGATGACAGATTTCCTAATACAGGTATTGAAAGTGTTATTCCAGGTACACGTCAAGATAGAGAAGGTAATGTAATTGATACTAGGGACAATATTGGAGTACATAATGATTTTGGATATGCTCCAACATCTAACTTTTATCAGATACCTGAATATAATGATGATCCAGAAGCTTCTCTTCCAGGGCTTTTATATTATCAAACTCGTTGGTGTAAACATATCTATGCAGCTCTATGGTCTATGAAACATGATGAAGGTAATGATAAATTTAACTTTGAAGGAAGATACCAACAAAGTGGACCTAACGTAAACATAACTATCACTAATCATGGATTGCTTGTTAATAAAAGAGTAAGCATTGATTTCACAAGTGGTGATTTAATAGATGGACAATATGTAATCAGCTCTGTTCCAGATGAAAATACAATTGTAATTGTTTATCCTTTCTCTGGAACTACACAGGGAGACTGTTCTGTAAGTAATTTAAAAATACATGAGTATGTTGATACCTGGCTGCTTGAACCAAATGATCAGCCAGCTGGTAATGCATTAGAAAAATTCTATAAGAATTTTGAAAAAGAACAAGATAGAACTAAGAAGGCTGCTGAACGTATGGCACTTCTGGGTTATGGATTACCCTGGACAGGAAATAAAGATATTGAATTTGGACAGAGAAATGAACCTGAAGAGACTGCTCAGTTTGATCCTACTCTTGTGACTATGAAGCTTACAGATACTATCAGACGTGAAGAAAATGAATTAAACCGTGATGGAAAAATATTAAATAATGCAGCTACCACTTTAATGTCTATGCAGAAAGTTCTGAATCTAGATTTTGATCTGATAGAAGATGTACGTATTGGCTTACTTACTCAACCGCTGACTGACTTTACTCCTGACTTTCAATTTGGAGAAGTTGAAGGTGGGACATATTTAAATGGAGAAAGAGTTACAGGTGTAGGAATAAGTTCTATGGATTGCTCAACTTATAATCCAGTTGTGGAGCAAACCATAAACGTAGATGCAGGACTCTATATAAATTAAATATGACTATACAGATTCAGACTAGAAGATCAAGTCTACTAAATGACAGACCAGTACCAACTCGAATAGCAGCTGGTGAACTTTGTGTAAATATAAATTCTGGAGACCCTGGATTATTCTTTGCAGATAATGTTGCTTCTCCTAGTACAGGCTTAATTAAAGTTGGACCTATTCATGTAGGATCTACTCAACCTAATAATTCACCTACGGGATTCAATAGTTTCTCTAAAGGTGAATCCTGGCTTGATACATCAAGTACAGAATTATTCAGAGTACATAATGGAACAGATTGGAAGTATGCAAAAGCAATAGCCTCTGTAACTAATACAGGGTTTCCATCTAATCCAGTTAATGGTCAACTACATTTTATAGAATCAACAACTACTTTACACATATATAGAACGAGTATTGGTGGATGGACTGCAATAAACTAAAAGAAAAGTGTGACTGTGAGCACTGCAAAAATATTGAAGCACAAATTAAACGTAATGAAAATAAAAAAGATACCTGGTTTAAAGGAAGTAGAAACAGAGACTTGTGATAAAAAGTTAATTAAGCTTAATCTCAAAGCACAAAAATGTAAGACACGTAAGAAAGCTATAAAAATACTTTCTAAACTTACTTAGAGTTCTGTTTAATCATTAGTTCTAGGATTCTATCTAGTTTTTGATGGACTATATCCATCTCACGAATGAAATCCTGTTTTAAAACATAGCCACGTACCATGTCATCCTCCACACGATTGATTTCATCTTGCAACTTGTTAAATCTTCTCTGAATTTTATCATTGAATCCATTTAAAGATTTTATAACACCAGTGAAAGCTGCTAATCCACTGGTCACGGCAATGGCAATAACTTCTGGATCCATTAAATCTTTTGTTTCTCTTTATCTATATTCTAAAGGATTTAACAACTTACAATAAATATATACAGATTTTAAAATTAGATGTCTAGTTCTGAAGCAAATGTAGAAGGTGCAATAAAAGTTCTGGTAGATATATTGACAGCTAACGGATTTACTAAAGCTCGTGCTCCTTATGAGAATAATTTCCGAGGTTTAGTTGATGCAATAATAGATTTGAAAGAAGGTTTTCCTACTTTCTCACCAGCAGATCGTATTGGTTTTAATGCAACTGTATTTGAAAATGTGACTGAAGGGGATGCTTTATTCATGCGTACTGCCGATGGTCAGGTAGGAAAAGCTAGTGCAGCTAATGGTGCTTTAGAGAACGCAGTTGTTGTAGGCTTTGCTAATAACACTGCTACTGTTAATGGAACTGTGAAAGTAATAGTTGCAGGAACAATAGATTTATCAGGTTTAGATGCAGGAGATCTTTACTTTTTATCACCGACTACAGCCGGAGCTATCACACTTACACCACCATCTGGCTCAGGTCAGGCAGTTACTCGTGTAGGTGAAGCTGCTACAACAACCAAATTGGCTACTCATATAGAAGCCCCAGTTCTCTTAGTATAATGGCAGGCGAAACTAATCATAGACCTTATGCTTCTAATTTTGGAGGTGTTGTAGGTGCTCTTCTTGATTTTAAAGATACAGCTCCATCTGATTCTGGGTTTAAACTTTTTGGTGTAGAGCTAGTTTGTTTTGAAGATGTAACTCAAGGCAATGCACTTTATATAAGAGCCAGTGATGGGAAAGTCGGTAAAGCAAGAGCAAACGGAACATTAGATGAAGCAACTGTTTTTGGTGTTGCAGAGACTACAAAGACTACAGGTGAACTTGTAAGAGCAATAGTAGTAGGTCAGGCAGCTGTAGCACAGACATTGGATGCCGGAGATATTTTCTTTGTTTCGGCTGTAACTCCAGGTCTTCTTACTAAAACCCCACCATCTGGTTCAGGTCAATTTGTGACTCGTGTAGGTGAAGCTCCTAATACAACAGAAATAACTGTACAAATAAAGCGACCTATTCGATTGGGGTAAAATTGTTAAAGATAAAATAGAAGAATAATAAAAGTTTTTTATTAGATAAGGAACTAACAGTAGTAATTAAAAGATGGCAACTCGTAAGGCGATTACGCTGGTAAGTGGTTTATTCCAAGAAGTTAACACTCCTACGGATAAATTAGACTTTGCTGGTAATACTACAGCCGACCTTGGAGAGAATACTAATTTATATTTTACAAATGCTAGAGCTAGGGGAGCAGTATCAGTAACTGATGCAGGAGGTCAGGGGAGTCTTGCTTACAACAGTTCAACTGGAGTAATCACATATACAGGTCCATCTAGTTCTGATACAAGAGGTGAGCTAAGTGTAGCTTCCGGATCTGGTTTAACTTATAACTCTGGAACAGGAGAGTTTGGAACTAGTGCGATACCTAACGGACAGTTAGCAAATTCCACTGTTGGAATTGGAGGCACAAGCATTGCTTTAGGAACCTCAGCAGCTTCCTTAACTGGTATTTCTACTATTGAAGCTACTACGCTTAGTGCTGGAATTGTTGGAGCAGCTAATTCTATACAGATTGAAACTACTAAAATAGTTTATGAAGGATCTGGTGTTGATGCTCATGAGACAAGTTTGCAAGTTACGAATCCAACTGCAGATAGAATAATTACATTTCCAGATGAAACAGGCACTGTATTAACAAGTGCATCTTCAATTGCCAATAGTAATTTAGCTAATTCAGCTGTAACAATTGGAAGTACGAGTGTTTCTTTAGGAGCAACAGCTGGAACTGTAGCTGGCTTAACATCTTTAGCTTCAGGAACTTTAATAGCAGGAGTGGAAGATGCAGCCAATGCCATTGAGATTGGAAGTGGAAATATTACATTTGAAGGCTCTACAGCTGATGCGAATGAGATAATACTTACAGCAGCCGATGCTTCCGGTTCAGATAAAACAATAACTTTACCAAATGCCACAGGTACAGTTGCATTGTTAAATACATTAAGTGTTGCTTCTGGATCAGGTCTAACTTACAATTCGGGTACAGGAGAGTTTTCAACTAATGCTATCCCTAACTCCAAACTTGCTAACAGTTCTGTTACTGTTGGTAGCACTGGCATTGCCCTGGGTGGTAGTGCTACGACGCTTACTGGTTTATCTTCCATAACAGCTGATGCCATAGTAACTAAGACTGGTGGTTTCAGAGTAATAGACAGTACAGATAATACAAAACAAGTTGCTTTTGATGCTTCTGGTATTTCTGGAAGCACAACCAGAACATTAACTGTTCCTAATGCAAGTGATACTTTAGTTGTCTTAGCAGCTACTCAGACATTAACAAATAAAACTATTGCTTTAGGAAGCAACACAATTACTGGTGCATTAGCTAATGGTATAACAGCGACGACTCAATCTGCCAGTGATAACTCAACTAAGGTGGCAACAACAGCTTATGTAGATAATCAGGTGACAGCAGGTTCAAGTAATGAGTTTGCAGATAATGTTTTTAGAGTAAAAGATAATTCAGACGCTTCTAAAAAATTAGCGTTTGAATGTTCTGGCATTTCGGGTAGTACAACTCGAACTATGACAGTTCCGAATACAGATGGAACAATCAGCACAGAAAGTTTTGCTACTGCAATAGCAGTGGCTTTAGGATAGTATTATGGCAACCCAAGTACAATTTAGAAGAGGAACAACAGGTCAGCATTCTGGTTTTACAGGAGCAGTTGGCGAGGTAACTGTAGATACTGAAAAGCGAACTGTATGCATACATGATGCAACACAGGCAGGGGGTTTTCCCTTATTAAGAGAAGATGCAAGTAATTGCAACTTATCTTTAGGTTCACTATCCAGTTGTGCTTTAAAATTTGCTGGTGATCCAGATACAGGTTTGATTAGTTCAGGTGCTAATCAGTTATCACTTGTAACTGGAGGATTTGCAAGGCTTACAATAGATTCAGCTGGTGGAGTTACAATTCCAGGAAATGTAACAGTAACTAATCTAACTGTAACTGGAACTTCAAATATTCAAGATCAACTCGCTCTCATACTTGCTTTAGGATAATATGGCAAACACCTTTAAAATAGATACGAAGTCTTCTGTAAGTGATGCAGGAACTGGAAATACAGGGACCAATGTTCTTACTGCAGGAGGTTCAGCAACATTAGTTTTACTAAGTTGTTTAATTTCAAACAAAGTTGGAAGCAGTACAACTGTAGATGTTTTCTTAGTTACAGCATCTGGAGATGATGTTTTTCTAATTAAGAATGCTCCAGTGCCTGCAGGTTCTTCTTTAGAAATAATAAGTGGCTCAAAAATAATAATGGAAGCTAATGATGTCTTACGAATAAATGCAGGGGCAGCAAGTTCTCTGGATGCAGCTGTCAGTTATCTAGAACAGACTTAAGGAGGTATAACACATGGCTCTTAATACAGTAAGTTCAGATAGGCTATCTACAAACGTAAAGAATACAAACTTTACTGAAGCTGAAAAACAAGATTTAACAAATGATATAAAACCTCTTCTAGGTTCTTCCGGTGGTGGGAATAAAAATTTAATAATTAACGGAGCTATGCAAGTGGCTCAACGTGGTACGTCATCTACATCT